AACTAACTCTTTAGTCTTCTCTATATAGATTCTATAGAATACAACCTTGTACAACCTTGTAAACAGTGAGCTAAAACTATGCAAATGGAACTAGAATATGTCGCTCGGGAGCTTGATCTTAAGATTAACAACAGAGACGTAAGCCTCCTGGAATATCTAGAGGAGGTCGACAGGTTACTGACTGACCCGCTCTTGACCATGCAGGAGCTTAAAGGCGATATGACTCTTACCGATTGGCGAGACATGGCCGAAGCGGGCTGGAAGGTACGCCACTTAGTCACCAGGCTACATACTGAACTAGGAGATGAATATATAGAGGCAGAGCAGCGCCGCGCGAAAAAGCCACGCTTAAATATAAAATCCACAGAGTGGCTCTAAATGCACTGTGCAATTTGCAACGAGCGCCTCCCAGAAGGCCAAAAGTGGCCAGAACAGGATCTGTGCCCAGTGTGTAAACACGAGATTCAGCTGACAACTCTAGATAACGAGTATCAGGACAGTAAGGAGAATTATCTTGAATTTAATAGCTAATATATTTGTCTACGTTCTAACCCGTGCTATAATAATAGAGAATACTATAAATGGTAAAAACAAAGGATAGACAAAATGAAAAGCGTTATAACTAAACAGCCTTTAAACGACGGCACCAAAGGCTTTCGCTTCAACTGGGGACTCTATCGCAAGCGTAGGAGCTTTAACCGATACGGAGTTATCAAAGGCGATAGCATGACTGGATACCACTTTGGCAAACGGTCTATCTATGTCCAAAAGAGCACGCCTAAGAAACAACTATGGTCCTTTGGAGGTTAGAGATGAACAGGAACGAGTGTCTAAAGATAGCTCAGGATCTAATCAACGGCGATAGAGCTTCTGACTATGGAGACGCCTACCTAAACCACGCCAGGGTAGCCGCTCTGTGGACTACTTATACTCAGAGCAGGACGACGGCGTTGTCGCCTGTCGACGTTGCTATGATGATGGTCTTGATGAAAGTAGCCAGGACCATGGAGAACCCTAAGAACGATAGCTTTGTCGATATAGCTGGCTATGCCGCTCTTGCCAGCGAAATGGCTATGTCAAATGTATAACATCCCGGATATTCCTTCAGAGGCCGAGGTTTTAAGCCTTTGCTTTCTACTGCTAACCGTGGCTTTTTTGATTTACCTGGTATTCTGGAGAAAATAGATGGATTGGTCAGATGATATAGTTAAGAAAAAAGTAGGACTTGAAATTGAATACCTTAGCATGTTAGAGAGCGAGGGTATGGACCAGTCTGTTTTGCCCTTTTTAAGCTTGCTTTCTGAGATGAACAACAAGCCCATCTCCCACTTTGTTATAATGGCCCTGGAAGAGCTGAAAATTTACTTGGACCAAGAACCAGAATACGAGATAGATCTAGACGAGGATTGCACAGAGGACACAGTACACTAATGAACCAGACATTTAGAGAATCACAGGCGTTAGCTGTTAAGACACATCTACCTTGCGATAGTTGTGGCTCGTCAGATGCTCTCTCGATATACGACGATGGCCATAGCTATTGCTTTTCATGTCAGGAACACTTGAACGAGAGCCAGGACGATCCAGGCGAAATCATACGCAGTACTTCCAGCGCACGTATACGTCCTTTAATATCCGACACAGCGTGGTCTGCTAGGAATATCAGCCCTGCCGTATGCGATTTCTACGGCGTAAGCGATAGCGGTTTTCAGGTACGGTTCCCGTATAGTAACTCAGACGATATACAAATCGCTTCTAAACTGCGCAAGCCTGGCAAGGTATTTTCCACAGAGGGAGACTTTAAGAATGCTACACTGTTCGGGACTGATACCCTGAGCAAGAGCATGGGAGTTAGGTCGAACACTGTCATAGTTACAGAGGGAGAAGCAGACGCTTTAGCAGCTTTTCAGATGTCCAACGGTATTTCAGACGTTGCTGTTTCTTTATCTAAACGAGCCAAGGCAACCGTGCACGCTCTCTCGATTAAAAGCGGACAGGCCAGCGCAGAGCGCGATTTTAAAAACAACTTAGAACTCTTAGAGAGCTTTGACAGAGTTTTTATCTGCTTTGACAACGAACCAGAAGCGCAAGCCTCGGCTGAGCGGTGCGCTAGGCTGCTAAGACCGGGTAAGGCTTTTATCGTACAGCTGGAGCATAAAGACGCCTGCGAGTATTCTGCAAAGGGATTATCTCAGGAGTTCTTAGCTCATTTGAAGAACTCTACGTGCTATACCCCTGCCGGTATCCGAAACGCCGCTACAGACTTTGACGGGCTATGGTCTGAGCAGAATCTTAGGAGCATTGCCTTCCCATTTCCCAAGCTACAGAGCAAAACCTTGGGGACACGCGCCAGGGAGATAGTCACTTGGGCAGCTGGTACAGGCGTGGGTAAGAGCAGCCTCTTGCGAGAGCTACAGCACTATTACCTAAAGCAAACAGATGCGAACATTGGGATTATAGCTTTAGAGGAAAGCGTCGACCGTACCCGTAGAGGTATCTTAGCTGTGGAAGCTAACGATAGGCTACACCTAAACGAAGTATTCGAGAAGTATTCTAAAGAACAGATACGCGATTACTTTGATAATACTCTAGGCACTGGTAGAGTGTTTATCTACGACCATTTTGGCTCGTTAGAAATGGACGATCTGCTGGACCGGGTACGTTACATGGTACAGGGACTAGACTGCTCAGTTATCTTCATAGATCACTTGAGCATTTTGGTTTCTGGTTTGGACATATCAGACGAGAGACGCGCCATAGACCGGACCATGACCATGCTGCGCCAGGTTACAGAAGAAACAGGGTGCTGCATACACCTGGTAACCCATCTTCGACGCTTAGGCTCTGACCGTTCACACGAGGAAGGGGTCGAGGTAAATTTGGGACACTTGCGCGGATCGCACGGAATCGCTCAGATTTCGGATACCGTTGTCAGCTTGGAACGTAATACACAGAGCGACGACCCTGTGGAGAGCAACACTACCACTGTTAGGGTTCTGAAATGTAGATACACTGGAGACGTAGGCGCCTGCGACAGTTTGCTATATGATAAGGCAACTGGTAGGATGAATGCAGTGGATCAGGAGTTTTAGCAATTTGGAAACTAAAATAGATTTCAATCTAATTGTTGAAAGTTTAAAAAAGGTACATGACCCTGAAATTAGTATTAACGTCTTCGACCTTGGTTTGATATATGAAATAAAAATAGAGGAGAAAAATGCATGGGTCACCATTACGCATACACTTACCAGTGCATGGTGTGGCTTCGCAGACGAGATTACAGAGAACATAAGACAAGCTGGGTACGTCCCTGGAGTAGAGCATGTAGAAGTCGTTACAACATTTGAACCCCCATTTACTATGGATTCTGTCTCAGAAGAAGTAAAAATGATGATGGGCTGGCTAGAGTACTAACAAATCACTGGAGAACTAAATGTCTGATAACTACACGCCAGGTCTTAGGAACAAACGTCGAAGTAAACCTAGACCGTATAATCATTCTAAAAAGGTTTCTAAGAATTCTCCTTTTTCAAGAATGCGTAAAAAGAACAGGGGACAAGGCTAGTGGAATACGTAGTAACCTTAGACGAGAAAACAGCTCAAAAAGTTACTATTGAGTTTGTCATTCAGCTTAAGAGAGATACTTGCGACGGAGGAGTTATGGAAGCTTGCGATATTATCCTAACCCATCTTAATCCTAAGTACGTGTGGAAGCATGTTGTTGATTTCGGAGTGAGTATGGAATAATGAAAGTTTCTCTGGTTGATTTCATGGGTAGCGATTTATCAGTTGTTAACGCTGCTAGAGTAAGTTTCGACACTCATCACGATTCTGTAAAAGAAGGAGACCATAAGCTTATCAAATACCTGGCAGATCACAACCACTGGTCCCCCTTTGCCCACACTAGCTTACAGTTTAGAATCAAGGCCCCTCTCTTTGTAGCTAGGCAGTTGTCTAAGCATCAGATAGGATTAGTATGGAACGAGATTAGCCGAAGATACGTAGATAACGAACCAGAAATATATTACCCAGACAAATGGCGAGGAAAGCCCCATCATAAGAAACAAGGAAGCTCCAGCGAAGAAATAGATATTAACCCCTCCACTTCTACCGGTCCTGCCCTGGTCGACGACTATCACCACGCTGTGAAAAAATGCCTATGGACATATAGACACCTTATACGGAGAGGAGTTGCTCCTGAGATGGCACGTATGGTACTTCCTCAGAGTACTTATACAGAATGGTACTGGACAGGCTCTCTATACGCTTTTCACAGAATATGCTCTTTGAGACTAGCTGAAGATGCTCAGCAAGAAACAAGAGAAATCGCAAAACAAATAAATCAGCTATGCGATATCACTTTTCCGATAAGTTGGGACTGTTTAGACAACGTACATGAGTATCAATCAACTGGATACACTGACTGTTTAGGAGTATTGCCGCGTATTGATCCTAATCCAATAGGGAGAAACTAAGATGAACATGAACGACTACCAGCGAAAAGCTCACACAACCGCTGTTTATCCTAAAGAGAAAGCCTTTGAATACCTGGCCACAGGTCTAGCAGGAGAAGCAGGAGAAGTGGCCAGTATAGTAGCTAAATGGATTAGGAGAGATAGAGCAGCTATACCTAATATGAAAATGGTTCAAGAGCTAGGAGATGTTCTATGGTTTGTCTCAGAGATGTCCTTGATGCTAGGGACTAACTTGTCTATGGTAGCGGAGCATAACATTAAGAAATTACAAGATAGACAAGAGCGGAACATGATTAAGGGGGATGGAGACGATAGGTGAGAACAGTATTCCTCGATATAGAAACAGACGATTTAGATGCTAGTCTAATCTATTGCGTAGTTACTTACGAGGAATCTGTAGGTTTTAAAGAATGGATTGACAATACTGGATTAGGAGAATACTTACAAGACGCCTTAGTAGTTGCCCACAACGGCCTTAGCTTTGATTTCCCTGTCTTAGCTAGGCTGTGGGACATACATCTTACAATGGCTCAGATGCGAGACACGCTTTTACTGTCGATGATGGAGAGCCCCGCCAGGGAAGGAGGGCACAGTTTAAAGGCATGGGGTATTCGTCTAGGACATGAGAAAGCAGAGTTCAATGACTTTACCGCCTTTACCTCAGAGATGTTAGAATATTGCAGACAAGATGTCACAGTGTGTAAGCACCTGTATTATTTCTTAGAAGACGCGATGCTACAGTTTTCAGATAAATCTATAGCTGATGAACACCGTATGCGTATAGTAGCAGACCGTGTAAGCAACAACGGCTTTGCTATAGATTTAGAAGAAGCTAAGAAGTTGTACACCAGAATACAGTCTAGAGAATACAGAATAGAACAACAGTGTGACCAACTGTTTCCTCCTATAATAGAACAACGCTACTCTGATAAAACTGGTAAGCGTTTAAAAAACAGAATTATAGAGTTCAATCCTTCGTCTAGACAACAAATAGCTGATAGGCTGTGTAAACTAGGCTGGACGCCTAAAGAGTTTACACCTACTGGACAGGCTAAAGTCGACGAGAAAACACTATCAGCTTGTACGATACCAGTAGCTGCTAAGTTAGCTGAATATTTCTTGCTACAGAAGCGCTCGGCCTTGGTACTATCTTGGATTAAACACTGCACAGAGGGGAGGATACACTGTAGGTATAGGACTCTAGGGGCTATAACCAACCGCATGAGCTGCGTCAGCCCTAACCTTCAGCAAGTGCCAGCTGTTCGAGTAGAGTACGGAGAGCAGTGCAGAGCACTTTTTAAAGCTGGAGAAGGCTACAAGCTAATAGACACAGATGCGTCAGGTCTGGAGCTTAGGGTTCTGGCTCACTATATGAACGATGAAAAGTTTACAAAGGAGGTTTTAGAAGGAGACGTACACTCTGCTAATCAACGAATGGCGGGTCTAGACACCAGAGACCAGGCTAAGACATTTATTTACGCTCTCCTATATGGGGCTGGTGATGCTAAGATAGGTGCTGTGGTAAATGGCTCAGCCCGAGACGGAGCGAAGCTACGAGCTAGCTTCATGTCTAACATGCCCTCTTATAAGCGCCTGAGCGAGGCTGTGATACGCAAGGGAGGAAGCTTGGGTACTCTTAAGGGTATAGACGGGAGAGTGCTCAGGGTACGCTCAGGACACGCTAGCCTGAACACGTTGATACAAGGATCGTCAGCAGTTCTAATGAAGAAGTGGTTTATGTATGTAGATCATCACCTTAGAAGGAGAAAACTAGATTCTAAAATTATAGCTATGATTCACGATGAATTAGTTATCGAAACTATTGAAAAAGACGTTGATCTGTGCAAAGAATCTGTTATACTATCTATATCACAAGTCAACAAAGCTTATAATCTACGCTGTAAGTTAGAATGTGATGTACAAATTGGTAATAACTGGAGCGAGATACATTGACATGGCAAAGAATTCTTATACGTACCTAGAAGGCGTGATGTTTTTCCCCTACTTGTTTGATTTTAAAGACAAGTTTGATCGGTACTCTGTAGCTCTAGGCCTAGAAGGAGACCAGGTTAAGCAAGCGCGCAGCTTAGGACTGACTATTAAACAGCAGGACGACAAGATGGATGGGATGCCCTATGTTCAGCTTAAGTCCAACTATAAGCCTAACCTGTTCGACGCAGACGAGAAGGAGTACAAAGGGCCTACCCAGCTAAGCAACGGATCTAAGTGCGTTGTAAGCCTTTCTCAGCGTGGATACGATAACAAGTACGGTCAAGGTACTACCACGTTTATGAACGCCGTCAAGATTACGGACCCTATCGAGTACGTATCAGACGGTCCCTCCTCTGGCTTCTCGTCTAACCCGGCTACTAAGTCGGATAGTCTAGACGATGACATCCCATTTTAGGTGTCTGAAGTAGACTACGGACACTGGGATATTAGTCTGGTAGGCGAGTTTGACCCTGATAAACACCTGGGGTTCGTCTACCAGATTACCCATAAAGAGTCCGGTAAGAGCTACATAGGGTGTAAGCACCTGTGGAAGTTCAAAAAGCGCAAACGTGTAAAGGCTAGTGAGTGGAAAAATTACTGTTCTAGTTCTAATTATCTTAAACCCGAAATCAAAGAATACGGGAAAGATTCTTTTAAATTTGATATTCTTATGCTTTGTGATAATAAAAGAAATCTTTACTATAACGAGGCTAAGCTACAGATGCATCTGGGAGTTTTAGAAAGCGACGATTACTATAATGCAAACGTAGGAGGTCTACGTTTCTATAGGCCAGTCGAAAGCTATGTAACTTCTAAGCTGCTTAAAAGATTTAAAGGGACTAAGAACCCTGCCTATAGAGGCGACTTCTACGTGTTATATGATAGTGGTATAGAAGTAATCATAGAAAAAATAACTGTTAGGCAGTGGTGTTTAGACAATGGTTATACTCATCAAAGGATATCAGACTTACGCAGAGGAAAGATTAAACAGTACATGAACATTATTCAAATGGAGTATAAGAGTGAGCGAAGCAAAGACAATTGATACCTTGGTAGCAGACATCTATCAACTTGTAACAGAGGGTAAGAAGAAACCAAACCATGAAGCTCTATTTACAATGGGCAGCGCTGTTATGGAAGCTGTCAGGCGTCAGCTGTGGATGGCTACTTCAGACATGCCTCCTAAGCTACGCATGTCCAATATAGGAAAGGCATGTTCTAGGCAGCTGTGGTACGATATTAACGGAGACGATAAGGCAGAGAAGTTTACTCCTGAGACTAAGCTTAAATTTATGGTAGGAGACATTGTAGAAGCGTTGCTAATCTATTTGTCGAAGGAAGCAGGACACGCTGTTACAGAGCAACAAGCAGCCGTGGAGCTAGACGGTATAGTCGGGCACATTGACTGCGTCATAGATGACGAACTGGTAGATATCAAATCTGCGTCGTCTTTTGCTATGAAAAAGTTCAAGAACGGTACGCTGCCTAACGATGATCCCTTTGGGTACATCTCTCAGATTAGTGGCTATGGTAACGCCATGGGTAAGAAACGAGGTACTTTCCTAGCATTTGATAAGAGCAGCGGAGAGATGGCTACTTATACCCATCCTGAGCTAGAAGACAGTAGTCTTAAAATTAAACAAATTAAAGCAGCGGTATCTTCCAAAGCTCCTCCAGATAGGTGTTTTGAAACTGTAACAGATCGACAGACAAATAGACAGAAACTAGGGATAAACTGTTCATACTGCTCACACAAGCAAACTTGCTGGGAAGAACTGGATATAAAGTTTCGGTCAGGACGCCCGGTGTTCTTTGTAGGGAAGAGTACAGATGCCCATTCTTTCTGATGAACAACTATGGGATCTAGCACAGGCGTACAGCTGTGAACAGATCATTGACTTATTAGATTTAGAACCTATGGCATTACTACTTGCTTTTAAATCACAAGTAGAGTTTAATATAGAAGATTTTAACCTCCGACCTGTGGATACTTTATATGACCTTTAAATCTAACGAAAACCCTATGTTCAGGTCTAAATTTAGCGAAGACATTTTTAAACAGAAGTACGCTCACCAGGATTGCCACACCTGGGCAGCTTTGGCTAAGACATTGGTAAACGATGTATGCGGAGACCTTCTACCCAAGGACGAAGTAGCCGACCTTATAGAAATTGTGACAGATCTTAAGTTTATACCAGGTGGTCGTTATCTGTACTACGCAGGCAGGCCCTCTAAGTTTTTTAACAACTGTTACCTCTTAAAAGCAGAGGAAGATTCCAGAGAAGACTGGGCAAACCTTAGCTGGAAGTCTGAAAGCTGCCTGATGACAGGTGGTGGGATAGGTATCGATTACTCTGTCTATCGACCCGAGGGTTCTAGCCTGAGCAAGACAGGAGGATTATCGTCTGGTCCTATCCCTAAGATGGAGATGATTAACGAGATTGGTCGTAGGGTTATGCAAGGAGGTAGCCGTAGGTCAGCTATCTACGCTAGCCTTAACTGGAAACACAGAGACGTAGACACATTCCTATCGAGTAAGAACTGGTACAACATGCCTGTCGGCTCTACTGGGTACACTGTAGGACAGGTGAAAGAGCAGGACTTTAACTACGCTGCTCCTATGGATATGACAAACATCTCTGTCAATTACGATACAGAGTGGTTGCTTAACTACTGGAACACCGGAGACGTGGGGAACACTTTTAAGAAAAATGTAAAGCAAGCGTTGTCGACTGCGGAACCGGGTTTCTCTTTTAACTTCTTTGATAAAGAGAACGAGACACTGCGTAACGCTTGTACAGAAGTGACTAGCTCGATGGACTCGGATGTATGCAACTTGGGCAGCTGCAACTTGGGACGTATTGACAATCTAGAAGACTTTAAAAAAGTAGTAACACTGGCTACTAAGTTTTTGCTATGTGGTACTCTTAAAGCTAAACTGCCCTACGACAAAGTATATAAGGTTAGAGAGTCCCAGCGACGATTAGGTCTGGGCCTGATGGGAATGCATGAATGGTTAATCAAACGAGGTGGGAAGTATGAAGTTACGGAAGAGCTTCACCGATGGCTTAGAGTATACAAGAGCGTCTCTGATGCTACTAGCGTTAGCAGTGCTGACAGTTTTGGCGTTTCCCGCCCTGTTGCTAACAGAGCTATCGCGCCGACCGGCAGTATTGGGATTCTTGCTGGTACTTCTACTGGGGTTGAGCCTATATTCGCTGTCGCTTATAAGCGTAGATATCTAAAAAATGGTACTAAGTGGCATTACCAGTACGTAGTAGACTCCGCTGCTCAGGAACTTATAGATCTATACGGAGCAGATCCAGAGAATATAGAATCAGCCCTAGACTTAGCTGAAGACTACGAGCGACGTATTAAATTTCAAGCGGATGTACAAGACTATGTCGATATGTCTATCTCTAGTACAATTAATCTCCCTCAGTGGGGCAGTAAAGAAAACAACGAGGATACTGTTTCTAAGTTTACTACTACTCTGGCTGATTACGCTCACAGGCTGCGGGGTTTTACCGTATACCCTGATGGCTGTAGAGGAGGACAACCCCTTACCCCTGTCGCTTACTCAGACGCTCTAGGTAAACTGGGAGAAGTCTTTGAAGAATCTATAGAGACGCATGACATCTGTGACATTACAGGGCACGGGGGTAGCTGTGGAGTATAGCAATGTACGGTAAGGTATTTTACTCTGGCGGCTCTGTACCGGACATGGAGGAAGGCTTTAGAAAAGCGTGTATAGAGCTGCTAGACAACCTACCCGAGACAGAATCGACTATAGCAGGAATCAACAGTGAGCATGTAGATAGCAATGTTAGGTCTAATTCCATTTACTGCGTAGACAATGATAAGTTTAAAGAATTAGTACTACATTGGTCAACTTTGGCTAACTCGGAAATAGGCTGGAACTTTGACATCGCAGGTGTCGAAAACTTACAGCTTAGCAAGTACACAACAGAGGAGAAATACAGCTGGCACATGGACCTTGCAGGTACTGAACAAGCTAGAAAGCTTACGTTCAATGTAACCCTGAACGACGATTACGAAGGGGGAGAGTTCCAATTTAGTTGGGGATCGCCTAACAAAAGTTATAAAAAGCGAGTTATAGATGAACCGGCTATGAAGCAAGCAGGTAAAATTATAATCTTCCCCTCGTACTACTACCACAGAGTCACACCAGTGACCAAAGGTGTACGCTATAGTCTAACAGGCTGGGCTTACGGACCACCTTTTAAATAACTAATTACAAAGTTTATCCCATGTTTCATTATGAAGC